ATCGATGGCAGCAAGACCGGCCTCGAACTGCCGGGCATCGTCGATCAGGTCATCACGATGGCCGACATTGCCGATGCCAATGGCCAGCCCCAGCGCACCTTCGTCTGCCAAACGCTGAACCCGTGGGGTTACCCCGCCAAGGATCGTTCGGGGCGTCTGGCCATGGTCGAGGAACCGCACCTCGGGCGGCTGATGGCCAAGATCCAGAGCCCGATCCGCCCGGCACTGGAACGCCTGAGTTATCCGGCCGTCGCCTCGGCCGACCCTGCCGGATCGTCGGCAGAAATCACCCCTTCCACCAACTCGAACTGAAAGGAACCGTGCCATGTCCGGTATCTGGAACGACTTCAACTCCGCCCAATCCAACTCCAACGTCATCCCCAAGGGCACGCTGGCCAAGGTGCGCCTGACCATCCGCCCCGGCGGCTTCGATGATCCCTCGCAGGGCTGGACAGGCGGTTTCGCAAAGCGCGCCGCGACCGGTGCGGTCTATCTCGACGCCGAATACACGGTGGTCGACGGGCCCTATGCGCGCCGCAAGATCTGGTCGCTGATTGGCCTTTACAGCCCCAAGGGTCCGGATTGGGCCAACATGGGCCGCAGCCTGATCCGCGGCATCCTGAACTCGGCACGCGGGATTTCCGACAAGGACAACTCGCCCGAAGCGCAGGCGCGCCGCCGCATCAACGGGTTCGGCGATCTGGACGGGCTGGAATTCGTGGCCCGGATCGACATCGGCCAGGACACCAACGGCGACGACAAGAACGAGGTGCGGGGCGCGGTCACCCCCGATCACCGCGACTATGCCGCTCTGATGGGGACGGTTGCCTTGCCGATCAGCACTGCCGCGCCGCAAGGCTATGCCCCGCAGCAGACCACCCCCGCCACCCGTCCCAGCCAGCCCGCCTCAGCCCCCGGCAATGCCGGTCGGCCGAGCTGGGCCCAGTAAGGGGGATCGGCCATGCGCCTGCGCCCCCGCCAGAAAACCTTCGTCGAGCGCAGTGTGGCTGCGCTCGCCTCCCGCGGCAACACGCTGGGCGTGGCACCCACTGGTGCTGGCAAGACCATCATGCTGTCGGCGGTCACCGGCGAGATGATCGTCGATGGTGCCAAGGCCTGCGTGCTGGCGCATCGCGACGAGCTGACCGCCCAGAACCGGGCCAAGTTCCAGCGGGTGGTGCCGGGGATTTCCACCTCGGTGATCGACGCCACCGAGAAATCGTGGGGCGGTCAGGTCGCCTTCGCCATGGTGCCGACGCTGGCACGGACCACGAACCTGGCCGACATGCCGCGCCTTGACCTGCTGGTGATCGACGAAGCGCATCACGCGGTTGCCGACAGCTACCGCCGCATCATTGACCGGGTGCGCGACGCCAATCCTGATGCCCGCATCTTCGGTGTCACCGCCACGCCGAACCGGGGCGACAAGAAGGGTCTGCGCGAGGTTTTCGACAACGTGGCCGACCAGGTGCGGCTGGGCGAATTGATCGCCTCGGGCCACCTCGTGCCGCCGCGCACCTTTGTGATCGACGTGGGCGTGCAGGACGACTTGCGGTCCGTCCGCAAGACGCTGTCGGATTTCGACATGGCTGAAGTGGCGGGCATTATGGACCGCGCGCCCGTCACCGATGAGGTGATCCGCCACTGGAAGGAAAAGGCGGGCGACCGCCAGACCGTCATCTTCTGTTCCACAGTCGCCCATGCCGAGCACGTCACCGAAGCATTCCGCGCGGCGGGGATCACGGCCGCGCTGATCCATGGCGATCTGGCGTCCGACACACGCAAGGCGATCCTTGCCGACTATGCGGCGGGCAGCATCCGCGTCATCGTCAATGTGGCGGTGCTGACCGAGGGCTGGGATCACCCGCCCACCTCCTGTGTCGTGCTGCTGCGGCCCAGTTCCTACAAGTCCACCATGATCCAGATGGTCGGGCGCGGCCTGCGCATCGTGGATCCGGAAGAACACCCCGGCATCGTGAAAACCGATTGCGTCGTGCTGGACTTCGGCACCTCCAGCCTGATCCACGGCACGCTGGAGCAGGATGTTGATCTCGAGGGCAAGACTGAGGCTGGTGAGGCCCCGACCAAGACTTGCCCGGGCTGTGGCGCTGAAATCCCGCTGGCCGCAACCGAATGCCCGCTCTGTGGCGAGGTGTTCCCGCGGGAGGATGACGATGCCGGTAAAGGCGGTGGCATCGCCCCGCTGTCTGGTTTCATCATGACAGAGATCGACCTGCTGAAGCGCTCCAGCTTTGCATGGGTCGACCTGTTCGGCACAGACGATGCGATGATGGCTACCGGCTTCACCGCCTGGGGCGGCATCTTCTGGCTGGATGGGGTTTGGTACGCCGTGGGCGGTGGCAAGGGCGAACGCCCGCATTTGCTGGGCGTTGGCGAACGCACCGTGTGCCTCGCGCAGGCCGATGACTGGCTGAACACCCATGAAACCGACGAAAGCGCCTTCAAGACCCGTTCCTGGCTGTGCCAGCCGCCGACCGAAAAGCAGCTGCAATACTTGGCCCCCGAGTGCCGCCATGACTTCGGCCTGACGCGCTACCGCGCCTCGGCGCTGATGACCTTCGGCTTCAACAAGCGCGCCATACGCCAGTTGATCGACAGCGCGGCCAGCCCCGAACGGAGGGCGGCATGACCCATGACCTCCATCACCATCATCACGGCCGAGGACCGGCGGCGGCTTTGGCATCCGCGTGGAACGCTCTGTGCTGTCTGCCGGCAACCCAGCCGTGGCTTTGGCTGGTTCGATCCGCACCGGTCGAAGCGGCCCCGGCCATCGGTCTGGTTCTGCTCGATGTCCTGCCAAGGCTACTGGACGCGTTTGGCGCGGGAGCGTGTGGCCATGGTTGACCTGACCGATGAAGAGCGCGCGGCCATCGCCGCCACCATGAAACGCGTCGCCTTGCTGATGGACGAGATCGGATGGGCCACCCCGCTGGCCGGTCTGACCGAGGCGCAAGTGCGTGCCCTGATCGAGGAAGCCGTCGAGGGCTTCCGCGAGGCCATGTCCGACATCGCCAAAGCCAATGCGCCGGAGGTGCCGTTTTGACGCTGGACTTCAATCACCGCCCGAGCTTCGCCGACCAGGTCAATGCCGCCGTCGATCAGGCCCTGACCGCCGATCAGGCAACTCGCAAGCCCCGCGACTATCTGGGCGGGTCGCGCCTTGGCCATGCCTGCGAGCGCGCCCTTCAGTTCGAATTCACGACCGCTCCGAAGGATGACGGCCAGGACTTCAGCGGACAGTCCCTGCGCATCTTTGCCATCGGCCATGCGCTGGAGGATCTGGCCGTGGCCTGGCTGCGCGACGCGGGCTTCGACCTTTACACCCGGAAGGGCAACCGACCCGATGGCGGCCAGTTCGGCTTTTCCGTCGCGGGTGGGCGCATCCGGGGCCATGTCGACGGCATCATCGCTGCTGGCCCCGTGGGTTTCGATCTCGCCGTTCCCGCGCTCTGGGAATGCAAGACCATGAACGCCAAGAACTGGCGCGCCTGCGTCAAGGACGGTGTCACGAAATCGAAGCCCGTCTACGCCGCCCAGATCGCCGTCTATCAGGCCTACATGGAAGCGAGCGTGCCCGGCATCAGCGCCGCGCCCGCCGTGTTCACGGCCATCAACAAAGACACGGCTGAGATGCACCACGAGTTGGTGCCCTTCGATGCCGATCTTGCGCAGCGCATGTCGGATCGCGGGGTGCGGATCCTCCAGGCGACCGATGCGGGCGAGTTGCTCCCGCGCATTGCCGCCAGCGCCGATTTCTTCGAATGCCGCTTCTGCCCTTGGGCGGCACGTTGCTGGAGCCTTGCGCCTTGACCAGTGACATCGTGCCCTTCAACCCCTGGACGGACTTCAACGACGGGCCGCCGACCGTGACCGCGTCCGGCTGCGATCCTGACCCCAAACAGATTTCCACCTTCCTCGACACCGTGTTCAGCTGGTGCGAGGGGCTTATCCCGCTGCGGGGCTTTGTCGACAAGGGTCAGGGCCGGGACGGCAAGCCGCACAACATCTGGATATCGGCAGACACGACCGCCCGCGAAAAGCTGGCGACCTTCGCCGCATGGGCCAACCGTGAAGGCGCTGCGGTCTATGTCATCCCCGGAACTGTCGCCGAACAGGGCCAGGCCCGCGCCGCCGATGTGCTGCAAATGCAGGCCCTCGTGGTCGACCTCGACGCGGGCGACATTCCGGCAAAGCTGGATCACATCGTCAGCCACCTCGGCACGCCCACCCTGATCGTGGAAAGCGGCGGCCGCACGCCCGAGGGCGCGGCCAAGCTGCATGTCTGGTGGAAACTGACCGAACCCGCCGATGGCGAGGATCTGGCCACCCTGTGCCGCCTGCGGGGCGACATTGCCGTCAAGGTCGGCGGTGACACCCATTTCCGCTCGGCGCACCAGCCGATCCGTGTCGCGGGGACGGTCTATCACAAGCACGGCCATCAGCGGCTGGTGCAGATCCGCGATCACAACCCGATCGAAGTCGACCTGTCTGATTTCGCGGAACGCGTGGCCGACATGCCGCCGCTGCACGGTGTGGGCATGGCCAGCCCCCCGTCGTCCGTCGCAAAGCCGGGCGTCGATGCCGTCCTGACCACTCCGGTGCGCGAAGGCGCTGTGGATGACTGGTCGCGATTTCAGGGGGCGAGCGCCGCCATTGGACACTACATCCGCCTCGTGCACGACGGGCGTCTTGACCCCGCCGAAGGGTGGGAAGCGATCTGCGGCTACAACGCCGCAATGCTACGCCCGTCTTGGCCGCTGGACCGGCTGCAGGCCGAAGCCGAAGCGCTCTGGGCCCTACATGTGAAGCGCAACGGCCCACCGCTCATTCGTGCGGCACGCCCCAACGCCCCCGCCAGCCCGCTGCCAACCTTCAGTCTTGGCGCACTGCTCGATGATCGCAGCCCGATGCCCGACGACATCATCGCGCCGCGCGTGCTTACGCCGGGCGGGTTGCTGGTGCTGGGCGGCGCGCCAAAGGTCGGCAAGAGCGACTTCCTTATCTCCTGGCTTGTCCACATGGCGGCAGGCGTGCCGTTCCTCGGCTTCACACCGCCCCGGCCGCTGCGCGTGTTCTATCTGCAGGCGGAGATCCAGTATCACTACCTGCGCGAGCGGTTGCAGCAGATCAGCTTGGCCCCCGGGGTGATCGCGGCCGCTCGCGACACCTTCATCGCCACGCCCAAGCTGAAGCTGCTGCTGGACGCCGACGGCGTCACTCGCATCGTCGAGGCGATCCGGGCGGCCTTCCCCGATGCGCCGCCCGACGTGATCGTCATCGATCCGATCCGCAACCTCTTTGATGGCGGCCCAGACGGTGGCGGCGAGAACGACAACACCGCCATGATGTTCTTCCTGAAGGACCGGGTGGAGATGCTGCGCGAAGCGGTCAATCCGGACGCTGGTGTCATCCTCGCCCACCACACCCGCAAGGCGGCCAAGCATCAGGTCAAGGACGATCCCTTCCTCGCCCTTTCCGGCGCCAGCGCGCTGCGGGGCTTCTATACCTCTGGTCTGCTGATGCACCGGCCCGACGAGGACAGCACCCAGCGCCGCCTCGAAATCGAGTTGCGCAATGGCCCCGCGCTCCCCGGCAAGCTGATCGACAAGGTGGCGGGTCGCTGGGTCGAATTGAACCCGATGAACGAGCGGCTGGTGCGCAAGGAGGTCGGTGCCAAGTTCGACGCCGAACGGCTGCGCAAGCACGATGTCATCCTTGGCATGCTCCTCGATGAGGCGGCGGGCGAACGGCTTTACACCGCCATGCAGTTCGCCGAGACCTTCGAGAACCGGGGTGGTCTGGGCAGCAAACACACCATTCGCGAGCGCCTCTCTGTGCTCGCCACCAAGGGCTTCGTGAAGTTCCTGCGCGACCCTTCCGGGTTCGGCTTTCCCGTCACCCGGTCGCGGTTTGGCTATCTCTGCGTGGAGGGCATGCAGTTCGGTTTGCCCATCGAGGATGGTCGATCCGACCACCGGCGAGGTCACCACGACGGCCCGTCCGGTCCTGCCCAGCCACTTCAAATGCCCCCAGTCCGGGCTCAGCCTTCAGGTCGAAAACCCCGCTGTCTGGGTCTACCAGGACGGGCCGGAAGACGACCTAACTCATATGAGTGAGGCCTGACTCATATGACAGCGCCAACTGTGCACTCAATGAAATCAACGGGTTACGCGCAAATAAGAGTTAGGTCCCTAACTCATGCCCGAAGACTTCATGAAGTCTTATTCTCCAACAAAATCAACGTGTTGACCCGGATCGAACAGTTAGGTGCTGAACCCCCATACTACGTATGGGATGGCCCCACCCCAGGGTGGGCCACTCATCCCATGCGTAAGGGCCTGGCGCGCGGGCCGCCCTGACAGGTGTCGCCCCCGATCCGACGACGGCGGCCCGTACCGCCAAGCACATGACCGTCGTCGTCTTCCACCAGGACCAGCCCCCCAAAGACAGGAGAGCCATCATGGCTGCGACGACTCTGATCCCCAAATCCGACAGCGCAAGGTTTGAATCGCTGCCCGTCACCAGTTCAAGCCACCGCTGCATCCTCGCCCTCGATCTGGGCACCACGACCGGCTGGGCCCTGCGCGGCCACGACGGACTGATCACCAGCGGCACGGCGAGCTTCCGTCCCGGCCGCTTCGACGGGGGCGGCATGCGCTATCTGCGCTTTACCAACTGGCTGGGTGAACTGGACCGTCTGTCCGGTCCCATCGCCGCCATCTGGTTCGAAGAGGTTCGCCGCCATGCAGGCACCGACGCGAGCCACATCTACGGCGGGCTCATGGCCACGTTGACCGCTTGGGCCGAACTGCGGGGCGTGCCTTACGAGGGCGTACCGGTCGGGACGATCAAGCGTCACGCTACCGGCAAGGGCAATGCCGACAAGGACGCGATGATCGCCGTCGCCCGGGCCCGTGGTTTCAGCCCTGCGGACGACAACGAGGCCGACGCCATCGCGCTTCTGCTCTGGGCCATCGCAACGAATGGGGGTGTCGCATGAGGTGGCATCCCCACGGCTACGGCGGCCAGCGTCGCGACCCCGATCAGGTCAAGCGCGAGGGCTGGCACGAACAGGGTGTGCTGGCGGTGTCGGCCGACGATCAGCGGCTGACCTGGCCGGAACGCGAACTGGTCCGTCAGCTTGGCGAGAAGCTCTACGGGCGTCGCCCGATGGGAAAGGAGGTCCGGCATGGCTGACCGCATCTGGACGGCGGAGTGCGTGGCCGATCATTTCGAGGAAGCATTCCGCACCCTGCGCAAGCTGCCCCCGGTCAAGGCGCAGGGGTTCTTCAACGCCTGGCCGCAGATCGTCCGCACCAGCCGCGAGATCGCCGCGATGGAGCCCGAGCCCATGCGTGTCTGGCCATCGGCCGCAGCCATCACGCGGCTGGAGCAGACCTCGGACTGGGTGCTGTGGATCGAGGAGGCCGAGCGCAAGCTCGTCTGGTCGCGCGCGGCCCGCGTGCCGTGGAAGCAGATCAGTGGAGAGATGGGCTGCGACCGAACGACGGCATGGCGGCGCTGGCAGCTCGCGCTGACCAAGATCGCGGCGCGACTGAATGCGTGAGCGACTCCAATATGTTGCAACACTATTTCCTTCGACATCTGCAACATGTTTGTGCTATTCCGAAGGCAAGATGGGGAGAGTGCGCCGAAGGGTTCGCTCTCCCCTTTGTTTTTGGGCGGATGCGGCTGGATTTCGGGTTGGTTACCGGGGTCCGGGCGGGGTCCAATCGGCATCCATCCCGCTAACTCACTGATTTCTGGTTCCTTCCTGGCGATATTCGTATGCTGGCGGGCGAAGCGCGGCACATCGCTAGCGACAGGGCCGGATTTTTGGGAAGCCACCCGGAAGCCAGCGCGGCCTGAACCCGCCTGAAACACCGCAAAATCAAACCCTTGAAGCTGGACAGGCCTAGTGGCCGCTGGACCCCGCGTGGAGTCCAGTCTGGACCCCGGAGTCCGGAAGCCAGGGGCATCCATCCTGATCCGAGGAATGACCCGACGATGACGCTGAGTTTTGCCCCGGATCGGATCGAGATGTGGCCGCTGGCCAAGCTCCAGCCCTATGCCCGCAATGCCAAGGCGCATGGCGCGGACCAGGTGGCGAAGATCGCCGCCAGCATGGCGGAGTTCGGCTGGACCGTGCCCTGCCTCGTCGGCGAGGACGGTGAGTTGATCGCGGGGCATGGCCGGGTGCTCGCGGCGACACAACTGGGGCTGACCGAAGCGCCGGTGATCGTACTCGGGCACCTGACCGAAGCGCAGCGCCGGGCGTATCGGATCGCCGACAACAAGCTGACCGAACTCGGCACCTGGGACGAGGCGCTGCTGTCGGCGGAACTGAACGAACTGCTGGCCGAGGATTTCGACCTGTCGCTGGTCGGGTTTTCCGATGGCGAACTCGACAAGCTGCTGGCCTTCGTGCCGGAGGGGGACGGGCAAGAAGCTGGCGCCGGTGGCTCGGTGCCGTCGGTGACCATCCCCGAACCGCCGCGCAACCCGGCGTCGCAGACGGGCGATCTGTGGATCCTTGGCGAACATCGGCTGCTGTGCGGTGACAGCACCAGTGCTGCTGATGTGCGCCGCCTGATGAATGGCGAGCGGGCGATCCTGTTCGCGACCGACCCGCCGTATCTGGTGGATTACGACGGCTCGAACCACCCGACTCGGAACAAGGATTGGTCGGCGTCCTACGGCACCACCTGGGACGACAGTTCGCAGGGGGCCGAGCTTTACGACGGCTTCATTTCTGCCGCCGTGGCGGAGGCCGTTGCCGATAATGCCGCCTGGTATTGCTGGCACGCCTCGCGCCGCCAGGCGATGCTCGAGGCCTGCTGGGAAAAAGCCGGGGCCTTCGTCCACCAGCAAATCATCTGGGTGAAGGACCGCGGGGTGCTGACCCGGTCGCATTATCTCTGGAAGCACGAGCCCTGCTTCATGGGCTGGCGCCGCCCGAACCGGCCGCCGAAGGTTGCCGAGGAAACCCTGCCGTCGACATGGGCGCTGCCCAGCTTCGCCAAGGATGACCGCCCCGACCATCCGACCCCAAAACCCATCGACGCGTTCGGGATCCCGATGCGCCAGCATGTGGCGCGCGGCGGTCTTTGCTACGAGCCGTTCTGCGGATCCGGGTCGCAGATCATGGCGGGCGAGGCCAACGGCCGCCGTGTCTTCGCGATGGAAATCAGCCCGGCCTACATCGACGTGGCCGTCGAACGCTGGCAGGCGGACACGTGGCGCGATGCGATCCTCGATGGCGATGGACGGACCTTTGCGCAAATCAGAACCGAGCGGCTTGGCGCTGACATCGACGTCGAGCCCGAACCCACCGCTCCTTTGATCCCCGCCGCGTGAGGCCATGCATGACCTGGTTGTACCTTCCCCCGGACGCGCTTCCGGATCCGGAGACGCATGCCTGTTCGGCCTGTCCCTCTGCTCCGGCGCAGGCGGGCTCGACCTCGGCCTCACCATCGCCCTCCCCGGATATCGTGCTGTGGGCCATGTCGAACGGGAAACCTTCGCCGCAGCCACTCTCGTGGCGCGGATGGAAGACGCGTCCCTGGATCAGGCTGTTGTCTGGGACGATGTTGGATCCTTCGACGGCCGCCCTTGGCGCGGCGCGGTGGACATCGTCACTGCGGGCTATCCGTGCCAGCCGTTCTCGGTCGCGGGAAAGCGCCGGGGCGCGGACGACCCGCGCCACCTCTGGCCGCATGTCGCCCGCATCATCGACGAGGTCGAGCCGCCTTTCGTGTTCCTCGAGAATGTCGCCCATCATCTCCGCCTCGGTTTCCCCGAAGTCGCCAGCGGACTGGTCGGTATGGGCTACAAGCTTGCGGCAGGCCTCTTCACTGCGGCGGAGGTCGGCGCGCCCCACAAGCGCGAGCGGCTCTTCATCCTCGCGATCCGCGAGGGGGACGAGCTGGCCGACCCCGCGCGCCTGCTCTGGCACCCGGTCGAGTGGCGGGAACCGGACGGAATTGCTGCGGCTCTGGCCGACGCCGAGGGCCAGCGCCAACGAGAACCGGCAAACGAAACCGACGCCATCGCAGGCTGCGGGCCAGCACGGGATGAACCTGGCGACGACAGCCGCGATGTGGCCGACGCCGCAGACCGACAGTTTCCGAAGCCGGGGCGGCGAGAGGCGCGACGAGAAGGGTCTGGACCGGATGGCGCGCGACTGGCCGACGCCGATGGCGAACGACGGCTGCAAACCGAGTGCGGGCAACCGTCGGTTGGCCGATCTGACCCATGCAGCGGGAATGTGGATGACGCCGACAGCACGCGACCACAAGGACGGGGCGACGACACTGGCGAACACCCCGGTGAACGGCCTGCTTGGCCGCCAGGTCCTGGTGATGCCGATGGCTGGGAGCGGTACCTGCGATGTGCGCCGGACCTTGAACCCGCTGTTCGTCGAGGCGCTGATGGGCTGGCCCACCGGGTGGACCGGCTTCGGCTCTGTGGCAACGGTGTGGTCCCCCTGGTTGCAGCGCATGCGCTGCGAACTCTCGCTGCTGAATTGCTGGCCGATGGATGAGGTGACGGCATGAAGCAGTCGCGTGCCATGTCGCTGGTCGAAGCCGTCACCAACGTGATCGTCGGCTATGGCGTCGCCGTCGTCACGCAGGTCCTGATCTTCCCGATCTTCGGGTTGCACACGACGCTGGCGCAGAACCTCAAGATGGGCGCGGTGTTTACAATCGTCTCGCTCGGCCGAAGTTACGCCTTACGGCGGCTGTTCGAGCGATGGCGTCGCCTCTGACCCCGCTGGCGGTGCCGGGCGACCGATGCTAGCTTTGGACAATGTCCGACTGGCAGCACATCGAGATCAACAATCACGGGACGATCGTCGTCCTGCGCCCGATCTCGGACGAGGGTCGGCAATTGTTCGAGGACAATGTCGGCGAACCTGAGTCGGGCGGCATCTATACTTGCGAGCCCCGGATGGCGCAGGACATCCTGCAGGCGGCGGCGCGCGATCTGCTGTCTATGCAATGAAAAAGCGCCGCCCCTGATGGGACGGCGGCAATGGAGTCTTCGGCGGCAAACCGATCAGGCAGCAGGGAGTCTGTAGATCCTTCCGCGCCCTTCGACCTTCTCCGAAGTCACTTCGAGCCCGAGTTTCTTCTTCAACGCCCCGGCCATCGCGCCCCTCACCGTGTGAGCTGCCCATTCGAGGGCAACCGTTATCTCCTCAATGGTCGCGCCGTCTGGCGCGCGCAGCATGGCGATCAGCGTGGCCTGCTTGGTGCCCTCGCGCGGCGTGCGCGCCTTGGGCGCGGCGTCTGGTTCGCTGGGGCTGTCGGGCGCGGGCTCTTCGGTCGGCGCGTCCGTCGCGCCCACGGGCGCGGTGAGCGGCTCTTCGGGCTCGATGCCGATGGCGGCGAGGCCTGCTTCGGTTGCTACCAGCGTGGTGCCGTGGCCATCTCCGGTTTCGCGCCATATGGGTTCGCCCTTACGCAAGTCGGCGTCGACTTCTTCGAGGTAGCCCTCGGCGATCATCGCGCCGACCACCTTTGCGGCGGCCCCGCCGCGCAGGCTTTCGGGTAGCGGCAGGGCGATGCGTTCGAGCCGCTGGGCGGCGGCGCTCAGGATCAGGGCTTGGGTGTCGGAAAGTTGTGTCATCTTCGTCTCCGTGTCGGGGCCCGCGGGATGCAAGCCCTTCTACGGGGCCGAGCCCCGCAGGGCGGGGCTGGCGCGATGGCTGGATTGGTTACTCGGCGTGCTCGCCTTCCTTGAAGGCGCTGTCGGTGATCTCGCGCAGCTTGGCGCGGTAGTGGTTCAGGGTGCCAACGTGCCCCCAATGGATCTCGTCAGGGCTGGTCTCGAAGTGGTCGGCGGTGAGGGTGGCGAGGCGTGCCAGCATCGCGTCGATCTCGAACTTGGCGGCGAGGAAGGCGTCGAGGGCTTTGGTGTTGTCGGTCGCGCGGCGGGTCATCTTGGTGGCTCCGTGGTGAGTTGCATCGTTCTTGTGGAGACACGTTCGCTCTGTCCGGGACGCTTATCAACTCGATAAGCATATGTTTTTGAATGACAATCGGAGCCGGCAATGCAGGGCATGAGCGAGCGCCAGTACGCCGCGCATGTCGGGCTGTCACGGGGCGCGATCCAGAAAGCGAAGGCGGCCGAACGGTTGGTGCTGTTCGCCGATGGCAGCATTGATGCCGGGGCCAGCGATGTGCGTCGGGCGGAAACCACCGACCCATCGAAGACCCAGAAGCCGCCCGAACCGAAGTTGAAGCCGGTCCCCGAAGCGGCGGTGGCCGCTGTAGGCGATACCTTGCGCGAACAGGGTCTTGCGGTGCCAGCGGTTGGCGGCGGCACGACCTATCTGCAGGCGAAAACCGCCAACGAGGTGCTGAAGGCACAGGAGCGGCGGATCCGGCTGCAAAAGCTGAAGGGGGAATTGATCGAGCGGGCCCGGGCGCTGTCGCTGGTGTTCCGACTGGCGCGCGAGGTGCGGGACGCATGGGTGAACTGGCCTGCGCGGTCGTCGGCCTTGATGGCCGCGGAACTGGGCGTGGAACCGGCCGCGATGCAGAAGGCCTTGGAAAAACATGTCCGTGCCCACCTCGACGAGCTTGCCGAGGTCCGGCCTGATTTCCGGTGAAACTGGCGACGACCTGACGGATTTCGACGGCGCGGTGGAAATCCTGCGCACCTGGGGCGCGGGACTGACACCCGATCCCGACCTGACAGTGTCGCAATGGGCGGACAAGCATCGGATGCTGTCGGGCCGCGCTTCGGCGGAACCGGGGCGATATCGCACGGCGCGCACGCCTTACATGCGCGAGATCATGGATCGGCTGTCGCTCGGCGATGTGATGCAGCGCATCGTGTTCATGAAGGCCGCGCAGGTCGGGGCGACCGAGGCTGGCAACAACTGGATCGGCTTTGCCATCCACCAGGCCCCGGGCCCGATGCTGGCGGTCCAGCCGACCGTGGAACTTGCAAAGCGAAACTCGCGCCAGCGGATCGACCCGCTGATCGACGAAAGCCCCGACCTGCGGGAGCGGGTGAAGCCTGCGCGATCCCGCGACGCGGGCAACACCATGCTGTCCAAGGAGTTCGCGGGCGGCATCCTGATCATGACCGGGGCGAACTCGGCGGTCGGGCTGCGGTCCACCCCGGCGCGCTACATCTTCCTCGACGAGGTCGATGCCTATCCGGCCTCGGCCGACGAGGAAGGTGACCCGGTCACGCTTGCCGAGGCCCGGTCGCTGACCTTCGCGCATCGGCGCAAGGTGTTCCTGGTCTCGACCCCGACCATTCGGGGTCTAAGCCGGATCGAACGGGAGTACGAGGCATCCGACCAGCGGCGGTTCTTCGTGCCGTGCCCGCATTGCGGCCACTCGCAGTGGCTGAAGTTCGACCGGCTCCGCTGGCAGAAGGGCAAGCCGGAAACGGCGGAATATCACTGTGAGGGCTGTGATCAGCCCATCGGCGAGCATCACAAGACGGCGATGTTAGAGGCGGGCGAATGGCGGGCGACCGCTGTTGCGGCCGATCCGACCACGGTCGGGTATCACCTGTCAGCGCTTTATTCGCCGATCGGCTGGCTGAGTTGGGAGCGGATCGTGCGGTCATGGGAAGCAGCCCAAGGGTCGGACGAGGCGATCAAGGCATTCCGCAACACGATCCTTGGCGAGACGTGGGTCGAAACTGGGGAAGCGCCGGACTGGCAGCGGCTCTACGACCGGCGCGAGCGCTGGAAATCCGGCACGGTGCCAGCGGGCGGATTGTTCCTGACGGCCGGGGCCGACGTGCAGAAGGACCGGATCGAAGTTGATGTCTGGGCCTGGGGTCGGGGCCTGGAAAGCTGGCTGGTCGATCACGTCGTGATCGAGGGCGGGCCGGATCGGCATGATGCCTGGTCGGAACTGACGGCCTTGCTGGACAGGTCCTGGCCACAGGAACGTGGCGCGCATCTGCGCATCGCACGGCTGGCCATCGACACGGGCTACGAGGCCCCGGCAGTCTATTCCTGGTCGCGGACCCAAGGGTTCGGGCAGGTCTCGCCGGTGAAAGGCGTCGAGGGGTTCAACCGCTCCAGCCCAGTCTCGGGGCCGACCTTCGTCGATGCGACCGAGGGCGGCAAGCGCTTGCGGCGCGGCGCGCGGCTCTGGACCGTGGCGGTGTCGACCTTCAAGGCCGAGACCTATCGTTTCCTGCGGCTGGAACGGCCGACCGAGGAGGACATGGCCGAAGGGGCGGCGTTCCCGCCCGGCTCGGTACATCTGCCGCATTGGGTCGAGAACGAATGGCTGAAGCAGTTCGCGGCCGAACAGCTGGTGACGGTGCGCACAAAGCGCGGCTTCGCCCGACTGGAATGGCAGAAGCTGCGCGAGCGCAACGAGGCGCTGGATTGCCGGGTCTATGCCCGCGCTGCTGCCTGGATCGCGGGCGCGGATCGCTGGACCGACGAGAAATGGCGCGATCTCGAGGATCAACTCGGGGCGGCGCCAACAGAAATCGATGGTGCGGGGCGGGTCAACCGGCCGCAAGCCGCACCCCAGGGAAAACGGCAGTCGGACTGGCTTGGCCGACGCGGAGAATGGTTCTGAGATGACAGACTGGACGGAAACCGAACTCGCAGCCCTGCGCCAGGCCTATGCCAGCGGCACGACCCGGGTAAGCTATGACGGCAAGTCGGTGGATTACGGCTCGGCCGAGGATCTGCTGGGCCGCATCCGGACCATCGAACGTGCCCTCGCGGGGACCGCACGGACGCTGCCGATTGCCGGGTTGGCGGGCTTCTCCCGCGGGGATCGCTGATGCCCGCGAACTGGTTCGACCACGCCATCGCCTCCGTTGCCCCGCGTATGGCGGCCCGGCGCGTGCTGGCACGGCAGGCCTTCGAGACCCTGACGCGCGGCTATGACGGCGCATCGAAGGGGCGGCGCACGGACGGGTGGCGCGCGCCGGGGTCCTCTGCGGACACCGAGATCGGTGTCGCCGGGGCGCTCTTGCGCGACAGGATGCGCGATCTGGTGCGCAACAACCCGCATGCGGCCAAGGCAGTGGCGGTGCTGGTGAACAACATCGTCGGTTCGGGCATCATGCCCCGTGCCGCCAGCGGCGACGACAAGCTGGACCGCAAGGTCGATGCCCTGTTTGAGCGCTGGACGGCCGATTGCGATGCCGACGGTCAGCTGGATTTTTACGGGCTGCAGACGCTGATCTGCCGCGAAATGGTCGAGGCGGGCGAGGTGCTGGTGCGGCGCAGGCTGCGGCGGGCCAGCGATGGCTTGGCCGTGCCACTGCAATTGCAGGTGCTCGAGGCCGACTTTCTCGATGCCACCAAGTCCAGCAACGTCGGCGCGGGTCGTATCGTGCAGGGCATCGAATTCGACCCGGTCGGCAAACGTCGCGCCTATTGGCTGCATCCTGAGCATCCCGGCGATGCCCATGGTGCCTTGCGCGGCGGGCTCGACAGCCGCCCGGTTCCCGCGACCGAGATCGCCCATGTCTATGAAAAGCAGCGCACGCAGGCGCGTGGTGTGCCCTGGGGCGCGCCGGTGATCCGTAGCTTGCGCGACCTTGACGACTATGAAGTGGCCGAACTGGTCCGCAAGAAGACCGAGGCCTGCGTCACCGCCATCGTCTTCGGCGATGACGAGTCCCAGCAGGGCATTGCACCCACCGTGGTCGATGCCGATGGCAACCGGGTGGAGCAGTTCGAGCCGGGGCTGATTGCCTATGCACGCGGCGGCAAGGACATCCGCTTCAATCAGCCCTCGGCCACCGGTGGCTATGGCGAATACAAACGGGCCAGCCTGCACACGATCTCGGCCGGGTTCCGGGTGCCCTACGAGCTGCTGACCGGGGATCTCAGCCAAGTCAACTATTCCTCCATCCGCGCGCGGCTCGTCAAGTTCCGCCGCCAGATCGACGCGGTGCAGTGGCAGCTCTTCATCCCTATGTTCTGCGCGCCGGTGTGGCGCTGGTTCACCGAAGCCGCATGGGCGGCGGGCCAGATCCCGTCGCCGACCGTGCCGGTCGAATGGTCGCCGCCGAAGTTCGAGGCGGTCGATCCGCAGAAGGACGCGATGGCGGTGTTTGTCAAAGGAGTTGTCCGCTGATTTCATGCGGCGTCTCTGGTTTGAGGGGCGCTGGTTTCGGTTTCGGGGTTGAGCCAGACGGGTCCGGCGGGTTGCCAGTTGCGGGTTTTGCCTGAC